ATGAAGAAATTTGGATTGCTCACACTGAATATTGTGGTGACATTGCTCGGCGGCTGGATCCTCGCGCACATCATTGTCGCTATGACGGATGACATGCCCGAGTGGCTAGAATCTGCGCTAACAGTCGCACTTCACGCGACGGGCCAGGACCAACTCGCGAACCCTGTCGACCTGCCGGCGCTCGGCATGCTCGCGATACTGGTCGCGTCGATCATCGTTTGCGGCCTACTTGTCTGGATCGCGAACACCGCAATCGCGCGCGCTCGAACCCGTCGAGCCCAAGCGTAACGACATCGCGCGAGCGGGCCGCCCCGCTCGCGCCACGCCTTAGAACAACCCCACCGGCTCGGTGCCGACATCCCAGCTCGAAATGATCACCTCGTGGCGACTAGCGGCCTCCAGGCCGACCGTGTACTGGATCGGCACCGTGTCGATATGGAATCCGTCGAAGACCCGCCGGATCTCCGGGTGATCATTGAGGCTCACGATCGCCCGGCCCTTGAGTGTCCGCAGGCGCTCGGCCATCTTCTCGTATTGCTCGAACGGGAACGCAACGCCATACCCGGCCGTATCGAGATACGGCGGATCCAGATAGAACAGCGTGTGCGGGCGATCGTATCGATCGATGCACTCGGCCCAATCCAGGCGCTCGATATACGCACCGGAAAGCCGCAGATGCGCCGCGGACAGATCCTCCTCCAGCCGGATCAGGTTCAAGCTCGGCGGGGCCGCCGTTCTCGTGCCGAACGTTTGCCCCTCCAGCTTGCCGCCAAAGCAACTTTTCTGCAGGTAGTAGAACCTCGCCGCACGCTGGATATCGGTGAGACTTTCCGGGACCGTCTGTTTGAGCCATTCGAATACCTGACGGCTCGTCAGCGCCCATTTGAACTGGCGTACAAACTCTTCCAGATGGTGCTGCACCACTCGATACAGGTTGATCAGTTCCCCGTTGATGTCGTTGATCACCTCGACCTTGGCTGGCGGCCGAAGGAAGTACAACGCCGCCCCGCCCGCGAACACCTCGACGTAGCACTCGTGCGCGGGAAAACGGGGAATCAGGATGTCTGCCAGACGGCGCTTGCCGCCGAGCCAGGGAATGATGGGTTCCGCCATTGTGAAAGCCTTTTTTAAACTTGGTGTAGAATCCGGCCCGCCTACCGGTAGGTAACAGGGCCTCGGCTGATTCACTGGCCTACACAGTGGAAAGGCGGCCGGTCGACGTGTTAGCGCACATCGACCGGCCGCCCTGTTCTTCCTCAGCGCTTGCGCGCGATCAAAGTGACTTTTCCGCCTCCCCTCCTCGCGCCACGCCCGCGCTGACGGTAATGTCCGGCGACACCGCGAAGCGCGTGATCTCCGCCGTCTGTTTGTCCGCTCGCGACGACGAGCCGAAGAAATACTCCTTCGAGCCGATCACCATCGTGATCAGCACGCCGAGCAGCGTGTCGAGCGTACTTTTCACGACGTCGGGCATCCGGATCTCGCCGATCGCCAGATAAAACTCCAGCCCGATCACGACGAACAGCGCGACCGTGTACATGTAGGCCAGGTTGCGGGCCGTGTGATCGTGCTCGGACGCAGCATACTGCCGGGCGCTCGCGCGATCGTCGGCCGCGATCTTGTCGGCCTGCACCTGGATCCCGGCCAGGTTCTCCGCATGCGCGAAACCCGCCTGCCGCATCTTCAGCTCGAAGTCGGCGTCGGCCTGCTTCAGCGCGAGCAGTTGCTCGGGCGTCACCGACTGGCCGGACAGCGCCGACGTCACCGCCTCGACCGACCCATCGCCCAGGCCCAGCCGGTCAGCAATCGCTGAGGCGGCCATTGCGGCCACGCCCGGCACGCCACCCGTCAATGCCGTGACAAGCCAGGGCGCTACCGTTTTCAGAATGTCGAGCATGCTTACACCCCCAGCGCACGGTTGAGTTGCCAGCCATACTCGAACGCCTCGTTTTCCGGGCGACGCTCGGCCAGCTCGATGTAGAACATCGACTGCTGCGCGGCGATCATCCCGTACAGCACGCGATGCCCGTCCACGCCTCGCTGCTGCAGGAACGCCTTCAGCGCGGCGAGGGTCATCGGGCCGATCCCGCCATCGGCCGCGATGTCCGGGAACGCCTTGCCTCCCTGGTTCAGCACGTTGAGCGCCCGCTGCATGAACTTCACCCCGGTGGCCGGCCCGGCGTTCACGCCGATATCGAACAGCTTCTCGGCCAGCGTCGTCGAGATCGCGTCGATCTGGTCGAACTTCGGCCGCGACCAGTAGCGCGACGCGTAGATCGCGACGGCCGTCGCGCGCGGCATGTCCTTCATGGCGCCGAGGTAGCCGTTTGCCCGCGCCTCGGCGGCCGTCACGCCCCACATCGTCCCTTCCAGCTTGCCGAGATACCAGTTTCCGCGATCGTTCGGATCGTTCGAGAAACCGCCCTCGCGCCCGATCAGCGCGTCGATCTTTGTCGTGACATTCATGGCTTTCCCCCTCGGCCAATGGCCAGTTCCAGCGTTTCGATACGCTGCTGTTGCAGTCGATTGAGCACGTCCGCCTCGTTGACGTGCGTGAATACCCAGACGATCGAGCCGACGACGAACGCTTGCACCGCCCCGAGGCCGATGCCGAGCACCCACACCGCGCCCGTCGCGCGGTTCCTCATCGCGTCGACCTTCCGATCCACCTCGGCGATATCGCCGGCTTGGTCGAGGCGCGCACGCTCCTCGGCCTGAGACCGCGCCCACAGCAGCCCGACGTCCTCGCGCACCGATTCGGCACGCACGCGCATCTCGGCGAACCCGCGATCGAGATCCGCGAACGGCTGCACCGATCGCTTGATGTCCTCCACGCTCGCCGCGACCGATCGCATCTGCTGCGTGAGCGTCGCGATCTGTACCGCCAGCCCCTCCTGCTTCTCGTCACCCATCCCACCCCCGTTGAAAAAAGAAAGGCCGCTCCGGTTGCCCGTGAGCGGCCTGCATCGTTCTGGTACAGCGTGTTACATCGGCGCCGGCACCACCAGATCGATTTTCTTGCCCGACTTCTTCTTGTGCCCGACCTTCGCCTTGCCCTTGTTCCCTCCGTTCAATGTCACCACCGTGATCCAGCCCCGTGAGGCGAACGTGTGTTCGACCGCCTCGATCAGAAACTCCCCGTCCACCCCTTCCTTGAACCCCTTCAGCGCGATCGTCTTTTCGGCAGACAGATCCGCCCGGCCGCGCATCGTCAGGCGGCTCGTCGACGTGTGCCGGTTGAGCGTTTCCAGCCTGGACGTGGCCGCCGCCTTCGCCGCCTGCGGACTGGCGAACGCATGGCGCTCGGTATGAACCGCGGCCGCCCCTTGCGGCGCATCCGGATTGGGGATCGTCAGATCGATCTTCTTCCCCGTCTTGCGATCGTGGACCTTGGTGCGGACGGCCGCGAAGCTCGCGCGATCGGGGAAATTGATGTCATAGTCGAGCAGCAGCTCGGGCGTCAGGGTCACCACCGGCAACGGCTTGCCGCTCGCGCTCTTGCCGCCGCCTCGGGGCAGCACGATCAGCTTGCCGGCCTTGACCGTCGCCGTCGCTCCATACTGCCGAGCGAGCCGCGTCACGAAATGCAGGTCGCTTTCGCCGAACTGGTCGACCCGAGGCACCACCACATCGACGTCGCACGCGGCCGCCCACTTATTGCGGCGCGCGACGTCGCCGACGATGTCAGCCAGCCGCACGTTGGACCAGCTCCCGTACCGCTGCGTCTTCGACGTCGCACGCATGTTCGCCGGCTTACCGCGAAACACCACGCTGGCCGGCGGTCCACGCAGCCCCACCTCGTCGACGGCATACTCGCCCAGTATCGACAGCCCCTGTCCCTCCCACCCGAGCGACACCTTGAGCGTCGCGCCCTTGGGCGGGAACCGGATCCGGCCGTCGCGATCGTCCAGTGTGATCGTGCATTCGTCCGCATCCAGGCCAGGCTTGTCGACGGTCCGGATCTCCATGACCCGGTCTTGAATCACCTTCGTGACATCGTCGCCGTTCGCAATGATCTGAAAGATCGCTTCCATCGCGCCTCGCTATGTCCAGAGCGACACGGTTTCGTCGCGCGGCGCCTCGATATCAGGCATCGTGATCTCGATGCCCGAGGCGAACGGCTGCGGCATCGCGGCGAGGCCCGGATTCGCCTCGTAGACCGCCTCCACCGTGCCCTGCAGCGTCCCGTACACCCGATAGCACAAGGTATCGAGCACGTCCCCCTCAGACGTTCTTAAAATCTTCGCCATAGCGGCCAAACTCCACAGTGAAGGATTGCTTGCGGGGCAGACCATCGGCCAGCATGGCGTCCTGCTCCTCCTCGATCGTCTGCAGCAGCCAGCGGCCGAGCACTTCGCCGCTGCCCGTCGTCAGGCGCACCGGCTTCATGCGGCTGCCGATCGCGCGCAGCTTGCTGATCTGCGTCGTGCCGGCGCCCAGGGCGGGGAACACGACGCCCGACAGGGTGATCGTCTCGCCGCCCTCGCTGACCGGCTGCAGCGCCTCTTGCCGGTTCAAGCGCTCCTGTGTGGCCACCCGGTATCGCGTCGCCCGCCGCAGCTTCTCGAACGCCGCCGTCGACAGATTGAAATGGAATGCGCTGCCGTCGTCGGCCGCCATCGTCATCAGGTGCGGCGTGCTCGACGTCGCGCCATCGGCCAGCCCCGGCAGCAACGAACTCAGGCCCGTCGCCTTGACTACATCGGCCACCGCCGAGTCCTTGATGCCGACCAAGCTCGAGAACTGATTCACCGCCCCGCCAAGCGCCGATTTGACGCTGTCGGCGGCCGAGCGCACGAGCGGGAAGCTCGAACCGTCCGCCATCTTCAGGATCGAGCCGACCGAGGCCTGTGTCGCGTTGAAGCTGCGCATGACGCTTCCGACTTGCGGGAACAGATCGCCCGCGACCGACATCGCGCTTTTGGCGCCAGTCAGCAGCTCGGCCGCGCTGCTGAGATTGCCGGTCGCGAGTTTCTGCAACGTCTCGACCGTCGTCGCGCTCGCGGCGCGGTTGCGATCGGCTACGCGCGATCGAGCTTGCTCACCTCGACCCCGGCTTCGTGCAACGACTTCAGGTTGCTGTCCAGCTTGCGGCGGATGCCGTCCGCCGCGCTATCCCCGGCGGCATGCAGCCGCCGGAACTCCTCCTGCAGGCGAACCGTCTCGCCGATCTGCCGCTGCCAGAGCCGGGCATCGTTCGCCCGCTTCTTCATGCCGTCGATCTTCGACGTCGTATCCGTGATCGCCTTGCCGAACGTCGCCGACACGGCGCCGCCGATCACGATACCCAGGGCGATATCCTTTGCCATGTCTGCTCCCCTCAGTCAGTCAGCCACCAGATCATGTCGTCGATCGTCATATCATCGATCGAGGCAGGCGACATGCCGAATTCAAGCGCGAGGCGCCTCGCCAGCGCCTTCAGCGTCTTGGCGTCCGTCTTGGCGTACGGATCGAAAGGAGTAGTAGGCGTCCTGCACGCGCGCGTAGTCGGCCATATCCATCTCCTCGATGTCGTCCGGCGATACCTCGGCAAGCGAAGCGAACAGGATCAGCTCTTGTTGCTCCTCGTCCTTCGGCGCGAGTTTCTGCGCGCCGCGCATGTCGCGCACCTTCGGGCGGCGCATCGTGAACTTGTCGCACTCGACGCCGTTCAGCTTGATCGGGTAAGCCAGCGTGACGGTAACCTTGTCCATATCGTGTCCTCAAAGAAAAACGGCGAGCCATCGGCCCGCCGTTGAGTAAAAAGTAACTTTGCTCGCGACCAGCCGGCCGCGCTACATGCCCAGCGCCTTACGCACCTCGGCCAGTTGGTCGACGCCATTGACCACGCGCTTGCACGCGAAGACGTCGATCTCGTGAACCACGGCGCCGTCGATCTCCATCCGGTAGTAGTCGACGGCGATGGTGTATTTCGTTTCCGCCTTCTCGCCCGGCTTCCATTCACCCGGATCCACCTCGGTCAGCTTGCCGCGAAAGAACGCCCCGACATACTTGATCTTGCCGTAGTGGTCCTTGAAGGCCGCACGGAAATTGCCGCTGAACGCGTTCCCGTCGAGGATGCCGAAATACTTCAGCACGTCGTACTCCATGGACGCCATGGCAAACGACGCTTCCAGCGCTTCCATCCCCTGGTCGATCTTGGACGGCGCGTCCATCCCGCCCGCGCGGTAGTCGTCGGTCTTCAGCTTCAGCTTTGGCGGCGTCATGCTCGTCGCCCGGCCTGCGTACCCGCGACCGTCGATCGCCACCGAGCAGTTATAGAGAGTTTCCGGAACCATCTTTCCCCCTTTAGATCTGGTTATCGAGCACTTCGGTCATCCATTGATTGGTGACCTCGAAGCGGAAAATCGGGTTTTCGGCCGGCGGGACATCGGTAAAGCGGATGTTCCAGTACACCTTGCCGTCCTCCAGTTGGCTGGCCGTGTTCAGCTCGGGACACGAGCGCCATCGCGCGAGCTGCGCGAGCGATCTATGCGCAGAGCCGCGCCGTGATCGTCGCTGTGGGCGTGCCGGCCGATGGCGACGAGGCGCAGCGCACCTCGGCCGTGATCGGGGGCGTGACGGCGAGCGGAGCGCGCACGGGCATGCAGGCGCTGCTCGATGCGAAGTCGCGATTCAATGCGCAGCCGCGTTTGCTGATCGCGCCGGGCCACTCGGCCAAGCAGCCGGTCGCGACGGCGGCCGACGAGCTCGCGGCGAAGCTGCGCGGTATCGCCGTGATCGATGGCCCGAACAAGGATGACGAGGCGGCGATTGCGTACGCGCAGAACTTCGGCAGCAAGCGCCTCTACATGGTCGATCCTGGCTCGACGATGTGGGATACGACGGCCAATGCCGACGTCGCCGTGCCGTCTTCGGTGTTCGCGGCCGGCCTGTTCTGCCAGACCGACGCCAACATCGGCTTCTGGGCATCGCCGTCGAACAAGGAAATCACGGGCATCACGGGCACGGCTCGGCCGATCGAATACCTCGACGGCGACGAGACCTGCCGCGCGAACCTGCTGAACAACGCCAATATCGCGACCATCATCCGCGACGGCGGTTATCGCCTGTGGGGCAACCGGACGCTGTCGGCGGATCCGAAGTGGAAGTTCGTCACGCGGGTGCGCACGCTCGACATCGTCATGGACGCGGTCCAGGCCGGCCACAAGTGGGCGGTCGATCGCGGCATCACGGCAACCTACGTCAGCGACGTGACGGAAGGGCTGCAGGCGTTCATGCGCGACCTGAAGCGCCAGGGCGCCTTGATCAACTTCGAGGTCTACCCGGATCGCCGTCGTAACGGCACGCGCTCGACGCACGACGCCGCGCCCCTCGCACTCGACACACTGATCGTTCACCCACTCGTCCAGCAAGCGCAGCGCGAACCGCTCGACGATGTCGACGTTTGCGCGCTCGACAGCATGCCCGGAACGCTGATCGCGACGCTCATCGCGTGTATAGCCCGTGAATCGCGCCCGCTTGAACCTGCCCGACGTCCGGATCATCTGCGCCAACAGCAACGTTGCTCGTCGAATCATCGCTGGCGTCGCTTGCGGGCCGGCCTTGATTCGGGTCAGCAAACGACCGAGATCGTTCGCAAAGGCCAGTGCGCCCAAAGTAACTTTCGGATCGGCAATTGGGTCGGTGAACTGACCACGCACGCTCAGCCGATTCTCGCAAGTGCCTTAGATATGCGATGCGGATTTCATCCATCGACGCCGTGCGGTAGTCAATATTGAGCCGATCGGCAAGACGCGATACCGTCGAGCGCTCTAGGTCAAGGTGATCGGCAATTTGCTGTTGAGTCAGCATGTGAATGTGCCCCCCTATAGGAATTCAACAGTAGAGAAAAAGCGCGGGTGCGAGCCCCCGCATGTCCGTCCTGCTGGGGGGTCCCTGCCCACTTTCTAAGCAGGGGTGCCCTGCCTAAAACGTAGGCATGCCCCCTGCTGCCGCCCGCTCGGTCACGCCGACCCCGCCAGCCCGCTCCATCGCCCACGCAATGCGGTCCATCACATCGCCCAGGTCGAAGCTGCGCGCAGTCACATAGTCCAAGCGCCCGTACTCCTCCCACTCCGACCAGAACTCGCCCAGGCCGGTCCCTGTTGACTCGATTCGCATTTCGGCGCCCCAATGCAAAAAGCCCCGAGGGCTTTCGCGCTCAGGGCTTTGTATTCATTTCGTAGGGACGAACGCCCCCACACGACCTAACGGGCTCCTCGTATCTTTGTTTTGTCCCGAGAGGTTTGCACGACTAACGCGCAGTGCCAGCGAATATCCAGTGACGCGGTAAAGGATTCTCGAAGTTTACGCGATCTACTCTTGGAATGATAGATGTTTCATTCTCGCAACTGTCGGCGCATCGTGTCAGATACCGAGCCGTCGACCGCATCAAGCAATCCCAGCATGTCGTGGAACCTCCACGACCAGTTTCGTCTGTACTCCTTCAGTGTCACGCCAAGTGCTTGTGCACGAGCCGCATCATCGATCGGTCGTTTTCCGGTCCCACCGCAATCGGAACAAATGTGCCGCCCCTTGACGCTCGCTGCCGGCGCCATCATTACTCGCCCCATGCCGCCGCATACGCTACAACCTTCGTGCTCCCTGAACACCAGCGGTCCGTTACGTCCATGAAAGAACGGAATTCGCTCCTCCGCAACACATATCTTTCCGCGTCCCGCGCAAACGAGACACCGTACTGTCGCGACCGGTTGATCCGGCACTCTCCGAAACACCCCACGACCGTCGCACGTCATGCATTGATCGTTGACCCACTCGTCGATCAGCCGTAGAGCGAATCGCTCAATCACGTCCACCTGCACACGCTCGACGACGCCACCTGCACGTTGCTCGCGGCGCTCATCGCGCTTCAATCCAGAAAACTTACCTCGCTTGAAGCGCCCCGACGTTCGCATCATCTGCGCCAACAGCAGCGTCGCACGTCGAATCGTTTCGGGCTTCGCCTGCTGCGCGGCCTTGATCCGAACCAGCATTCGACCGAGATCGTTCGCAAATGCGAGTGCGCCCAAAGTAACTTTAGGATCGGCAATAGGCTCGGTGAATTGACCACGCACACTCATTGCGATACCTGCCCGCTCCTTCAAATCAATCATTCCACTCTCCTATTCGTCCTAATGTCTCAATGTCCCAAGGGAAAAGGCTTGCAGGGGTGCGCGCTTGCGACATGCGACATGCGCCGCTCACGTCGCGCATGTCGCGCCCCTGCACCCGCGCCCGAGACCGCGCCTTGGGACGTTGGGACATGGGACGTCCACAGCGCGCCAAGACGGGGCAAGTGGCGCGCTTACCGTGCAGGCAAAGCGCGCCACGCGACTACAGCGGACTGTCGTCATCACCCGCTGCGACCAGCTCGCGCTCCGCTTGCGGCTCTTGCTCTTCCTTCACGTAGTACCAACCGCGCGATCCGGTCGACTCGCGCTTGCGCAAACAAAGCCTTGGCGGATACCCGCCAAGGCCGGCTCGCGCGGCTCGACGCCCTTCGCATCGAGATCCGCACGCTGATCGCCGAGGTCTCGCACGCGGCCGACGTCGAGCTGCTGGATCTGATGGCCGACGAGATTGGTTCATTCGCCCGCCACAAAGCCGCGCAGGAAGCCCGCACCTGGGCAGCAACCGCCGGCATCACGCTCGAAACTGGCCTCATGCAGCTCGCCCGCTCTCTTCCAAATTCCACCGCCAAGAGAACCCGACATGATTGATCAAGCCCTCCACGCAGCACACATCGCCAAGGCACGCGAAATCGTAGTCGCGTCCGTGAAGCGCCTACGTGCCGCCCACATCGACTGCTCGGATCTGATGGATCAAGCAGAGCGCTATCTTCACGCGACGAAGGCAATCGACCACTTCCATGCGGTCTACGACGGCGACTTAGATTTCGAACCAAGCAATCGGCGGACGATCGCGGGTCTCGCTAACGTCGGCGCCGCGCTGTTCGAGTTGCTGGCACACACAATCCACCCTCACATGCGGGACGAGACGCTGGCCGAGGCTATCAGCGACCTGGTCAACGAACGCCATGCAGCGTTCGCACCGCAGGACGGCAGGCCTGCCGAGGCGCGAGTACATACGGATGCCACACACTACGCGCTGGTCGAAGTCGACCGTGCTGCCAAGGAGGGGCAACGCGCATGACGACAATTTTTCTGCTCATGGCGCAGTACGGCGCCGCCGCTGTTATCCCGATTGAACTCGTGTGCCGGGACTACTTCTCCCACCTGACGCCGGAGAAGCTGCAGCGCAAGATAAACGCCGGCGAGATCGCCCTCCCCCTGGTCCGAATCGAAGGATCGCAGAAAGCCGCCAAGGGGATGCACGTGGCCGACCTTGCTGCCTACATCGACCAGCGTCGTGCAGCCGCCGTCAAGGAATGCAATCAGCTTTGTTCCTGAAGCGGCGCCACTCGATCAAGCCATGCCCACCTCGCCCACCTGTCGCCCACGTGGCGCAGGTGGGTGTAGCGCTTCAGAGATGACCAGCTCCGATGACCAGTGACAGCCGCAACGTGAGGAATGTTCAACCCCATTTCGAACAGCCGCGATGCCCCCTCGTGCCGGAGGTCATGAAAATGCAGGTCATCGATCGAGAGAAAGGCGCAAGCCTTGGTGAAACTGGCGCTGATCGATCGATGATTGTAGGGAAAGATCGGCCCTGACTTCGGCCGCACCGCCTCGATCACTCGCGCCGCTTCGGGCGGCACATCGCACCACGTGTCATTTCCCTTCTTCTGGCCAGGGTGCTTCATATCTCGCACAAGCACCCGATCGCCCTCGAAATCCTCGACGCGGATCGTCGTGATTTCCTCCTGTCGGCGGGTCGAAAAGAGCGCGAACACAATTAGCTCGCGCATCGGCAGTTCAGCGCGCTCCCGCTTCGCCATCTCGGTGTAATACTCCAAGATCCGATTTAGCTCGTCCGGCGTCGGCCGGCGATCCCGAGCCACTGATTTCCCCGTTAGGCCCAGCCGCTTCCCGACCACCATGGCGTCATCGAACTCGCTTTCCGCCAGCGGATACCCCCATGCAGGCCGAGCGATCCGGACAATCGCGCCCAGGTGCGACATATAGTTTCCGACCGTCTGCGGCTGCACGTCGAGCGACCGGGCAAACTGTATATAGTCCGCGCTCCGCAGCTCCGAGCACGGCCGCTCGGCAATGTCCTTGCCACGAATCGTTTCCAGCACCTGTTTTTTCGTGCGCCCGATGCCGCGTTTGTCCTCGCGGATATAACGCGCGATCACCTCGCCCAGCGTCGGATCTTCCCGCTTCGCCCCCTCGATAGCCCCTGGCTGAGATAGCTCTCGCTCGCGCTTCTTGATCCAGGCCGACGCGGCCGGCTCGCGGTCGAACGTCTTGGCCTCGGTATGGACGACTTTTCCCTTAACTTTCAAACGGATCTGAGCGGTGTAGCCTATACTTCCGTCCTTTCGTTTTCTCGGTACGATCGTGCCCATTTGCCCGGTGCTACATTCCTGTTTTGTGGTGCTACATTGTAGCACCGAGGTGCAAAAACAGTCGAAATCGGCCGGCAAGAGTAGGAAAAGGGACAGATTTAAAATGGTCGCAACACTATGATTCTTCAGGAAAAACCAACGAAATCAACGGGTCGACGAATTTCCGTTGCACCGATGATGGATTGGACCGACCGTCATTGCCGGTCACTGCACCGGTCGATTTCGCGCCATACCTGGCTCTATACCGAAATGGTGACGACCGGCGCCCTGCTGCACGGCGACGTCGCGCGCCATCTCGCGTTCATGCCCGAGGAAGCGCCGGTCGCCCTGCAATTGGGCGGCAGCGAACCCGAGGACCTGGCGAAATCGGCCCGGCTAGGCGAGAACTGGGGCTACGACGAGATCAACCTCAACTGCGGCTGCCCTTCCGAGCGCGTGCAGCGCGGCGCGTTCGGCGCCTGCCTGATGAACGAACCGGCGCTGGTGGCCGATTGCGTGAAGGCGATGCGCGACGCCGTGTCGATCCCGGTGACGGTCAAGCATCGGATCGGCGTCGACGCGGTCGAGGATTACGCGTTCGTGCGCGATTTCGTCGGTACGGTCGCCGAAGCAGGCTGCGAGGTGTTCATCGTCCACGCGCGCAACGCGATCCTAAAGGGGCTCTCGCCGAAGGAAAACCGCGAGATCCCGCCGCTCAAGTACGACTATGCCTACCGCCTCAAGCAGGATTTCCCCGATCTCGAGATCCTCATCAATGGCGGCATCACCACGCTGGACGAAGTCGAGACGCACCTGCAGCACGTCGATGGCGTGATGCTGGGCCGCGAGGCCTATCACAACCCCTTCGTGCTGGCCGAGGTCGACGCGCGTTTCTACGGCGCCGCCCGCCCGGCGCCGACGCGCGAGGAAATCGAGGATCGGCTGATCGCCTATTGCATCGACGAAGTCGCGCGCGGCAACTACCTGGGCGCGATCGTGCGCCACGCGCTCGGCCTCTACCGCGGCGTGCATGGCGCGCGCGGCTGGCGCCGGGTGCTGTCGGACAGCAAGCGCCTGGCGCGCGGCGATGTCGCGGCGATCTTCGCCGAGGCACGCGCACACCTGAGCACGCCGGTCGAAACCCGCCTCGAACCAGCCCCGGCAGAAAATTTTTAA